CCGTACATGCCCAGAGGGTCAGACCAGCCGAAGCTGTAACGCTCACGAGACTTGTAACGGACGTTACCTGTATCGAAGTCACCGTCCATGCTGTTCTGCAAGGGGGTACGAACGAAATGCTTCATACCGTTAGGTACGTCGGTTGTCAAGAACCAAGCATTGGTGTCAGTCAAGAAGTGGTTAATTGTGTAACCTTCAGGAATTGAACCGTTGTTCTTCAATGCGTTGATGTCGTTGTCAGCAGTAGCGACGCGGAGTTCAGTCTCAAGCAAACGAGTTGCCGTGAACTGCAATGCAGAAGGAACGACCAATTTCTTAGGCTTAGCAGCAATCAGCAAACCACGCTCATCTGTCCATGCAGCGATTTGAATAACAGCGTTTTCCAACGATGTTTCGTTCAAGTCAGCAGGGGTAGATGGGATGTTGCTGTTAGTACCACCAGACACCAAGGGGTGTGCGCTAGAGAACAAAGCGACGCCGTCACCACCTGTGTAGGCAGCTGAGAAGCCGTTGTTCAACACCGCAGCAGCTTTTACTTGCTTGGTGTAAGCCATGGCGCGAGCCAAGCCTTTGGTGTAACGAGCAGACAGTGAGTCATACAAGTTATCTTCAATGGCTTCTTCAGTCAAGCTGAAGCCCAAAGCGATGGTTTCGTGGTTGTAACGAGCAGTCCATGCTTCTTGTGCATTGTCATAAGCGATGGCAGAGCCCTCGTTCTTAACAGGTGCAGCTGAGAAACCAGACAGCTTTGTTTCTTCCTCGAATGAACGCTCAGAGGTCTCTGTTTCGTAGATCTCTTTGTGCTCTTCGCCGTAACGTGCATACTCTAAACCGAACAATGCGTTCAAGCCTGGGAGCAGCTCTTTCAATAGTTGTGCGCGTGAAATAGCCATGATTTAGCTCCTTATGCTACGTAATAGCGGTGTGCGCCGAAGTTGAACTTAACCAACACTTCGGGGGTTACGACCAGTGCAACAGTACCGACGACTTGGGTTGTTACCGCAGTCACAGTAAGAGTTGTACTACCAGTGGTTGTTACAGTAGAAGCAGCGCTCAAAGTAGCGCCTGTGAACTGCAACTGACCATTTACCACGTTGTACACGTCAGTACCGATTGGCAAGAAAGCGCCAACAGGCAAGCCTGAAACCACAACAGAAGTAGCAGATGGAGCACCACCAGACACGTATGTTGAAGAATAGCTTTCTTGTGTATCAGGAACTAAGTTCAATACGCGGAAGCCACCACCAGAAGCGTTAGCGGACGCGCCAACCACAGACATGCCACTGTTGCCAGTAGATGAAGAGCCAGTTTGTGTGCCGCCAGCCATGTTAGCGCCAACGAGGATTGAAGAAGCTGAACCAATAGTTGTACCACCAGCGGTAGTAGTAACAGCGATTTTCATCACTTGGTCAGGATCATCACCAATAATCGCAGTAATGTCACCAGCGGTAACGTTACCAGGATAGTACTGAGAGAACAGACGTTGCTTAGTCGTAGGGTTTGTGTAATAGCAACCCAAGAAAACACCGACCGTTGTATTGGTAGTGCTAACAGGGTAAGTTGCAATCACAACATAACCAGCGGACAAAGTAACCAGATCACCGTTATACAGAGCGGTGCCATAGTTGTACTGGATAGGTAGATTTCTAGTCGATCCAGCAAATACTTGGCCACCGATCAGGTTTACGGGCTTTGCGCCGTAAGGGGCTGAGACAGTTGGATAAGTCATTTAAGACTCCTATATAAAATTTAAGAACCTTTGCCAAAGCTCGTCGAAGATTTCCGCTCATTGAAGATCGGCATCCGCGCATCGCTCTGACGCATTAAATTGTTATCTACAGCCTCTTCCTGTGCTCGTGTCATATCATTGAAGTGTTTCGTTCGTTGATCGACAAACTCAGAAGGAGTCTTGCAAAGTAACAATCCGCCAATCTCAATGCTGTCTTTAAAACGGCTATTGGGATCAACTAGCAGTTGAAATTTAGGTTGCTCTTCCACATTTACTACCTCCCAACCTTCGCGCAATTTGGCGGAGAGGTTACGAGGGTCAGCATTGTTCAAAGTAGAAACCCGAATCCATCTGTACGCGTAGCCCGGAGTCTTATCTGGCTCCGGTAGAAGTTCCGCCTGCTGCCACTGCTTGGGGCGCTCTTGGGTAGTTCTATTTGTAATCTCGCGTTGTAATCTGCTTTCAGCCATTTAGGCCTCCAATTTCATAAGTTCACGAGCATATTGCTCGTTGGTTAATCCAAATTTCTTTGCCAAGCCCACCTGCGTCTTAGAAAGAACTACTTTTTTAGGAGCAGTACTCCTTTTAGCTGGTGCGACCACCGTGCTTGGTTTTGTACGTTGAGGTTTATCTTCCTCATCGTTAGTTGAAGCTCCACCAAATTCTTCTGGGAATCGGCTTTGTACTTCTTTATCTATCGCTGCATAGTACTCATTTGTACCAATGAAGCCTCGACCATATCTAGCCTCTAAATCCTCATGGACACCTTCAGCATATCTGCGCATAGATCGTTTATTCTGGTCAACGAACCATGGGTTTTTTGACACCCATGACGCAACTTTCGGGTCCATTTGAGGGTTTTGAGACCTCTGTGGTGTGATTTGTACATCATTTTCTTCGTTTTGTACAGTAGGTCTGAAATTTTTTGCTTTATCGAGCTTAAGCTGAGCACGGATCATTTCCTGCTGAGCTTCAAGTAACTTATCGGAATCACCCGAGTCGTAGGCTTCTTTGTAGTTACGGCTGGCTTTATCGACTTCCATCTCAGCGGAGTTCTGATATGTAGAAATAAGCTCTTTTTCGCCTGATTGCAAGACGTTTTTAAGCTTACGGTTCTCGTCAAGAATACGCTGTGCAACGGCTAAAGCCTCTTGTTGCTCACGTAATGCAGCCTCTTTCTCCCTACGCTCATCGTGCCAAGCCTTCTTGTACTGCTTAAATTTAAGCTTTACGTTATGGGAGTAATCTTCAGAGTCGTCGGCTTTCTCCAAGTCCTCTTTAATACTGCTCGGAAGGGGTTCTACGAACCTATCTTCAGGGGGAGTATCGTCTTTTACGTCAATATTAATATCTACGTCATCGCCCTCAACGGAGATATCTAGGGTATCTTCGGGTTTACCCTTATCTTCTTCGTCGGGGAACTTATAGCTATCGCTAAATTTAGGCATGTGCGCTCCTTATTTGCGTTTTATGCCGCGTGGATCGTCAACAATACCTTCTACAGTATCGTCGTTGATGATGCGGAACTCTCTACCGTGGATGACTAATCGTGAGCCAGCGTAGGGCCGGACCAAAACAAAGTCGCCTTGTTTACACCAAGGTCCCGTTGGGAACTTTGTTGTATCTTTGTAACAGTCTGGGCCAAGCTCAACTACAAACAAGACCGTTGTGAGGGTCTCTTCGTTGCGCATGGTTTCGTCTGCTTTAATCAAACCAGCTTCACTCTCTTCAAACTGCTTCTCCGCCTCAGGTATTGCGCACAGGATGCGATAGCCTGATGGTTTAGGTAGCTGTTTTGCTTTCTCTTCCGCTTTTTTGTGCATCAGTGCTGATAGATCAACGACCTTGCTCAAGTCCAGCGTAGGTAAATCACTCATCCGAGTTCTCCAAGTTTTTTGTCAGGTCTGCAATGTTTCTGCGAGCTGTGAGTAGACCTGTGATAACCCCACATTTATTGCAGTACTCCTCGTAAGACTTAGCAGATTTGGCTCCTAAGTCTTCTTCGATTTGTTTGATGCTTGCATCAATTTGCTGGATCAAAAGATCCATTGCTTGTCTAGTTTGATACATCAGCTACCTTCCTTTGGTTTCTGCTGTTTCGATCGGCTCTCCGCATTCATGCGGGCGATCCTCTCTTGGTTAGCCAGCATCATCTGGTGCTTCTGTAGCTCCATGCCGGTTGTAAAGCCCGCCTGCTCATGCGTGTGATCACGTTGCTGTTTGTCAGCCTGCGCTTTCATCGCAATCTTCACGCCTTCAGTCTCCTGTTGTGCGTTGATGCGCTCACGCTCGATCTGCAACTGTGCTTGCTTGAGCATGACATCCGCCTGATCTTTAGCTGCTTTACGCTGCTGCTCTTGAGCCTTAAGCTGGAGCTCTTGCTGCTGCAACTGGATGAGCGGATCTTCCTGCATCTGCTGATTTTTCTTCTGTTGAGCTTGTTGCTGACTCTGCTGTAAGAGCTGTTGAGCTGCCTGCGCCGCCATCTGAGACACCTGAACCTCCATCTCTGGAGACATATCAACTTCATCCGCATCTTCGTTGTATGGAGGCAAAGTTTGACCCATAGCCTGCTCAATCTGCTTGCGCATCTCCATACCCAAATGTTCAGCAATGTGAGCTGAACCTGCGGCCATAAGCTGCTGCGCCAATTGAGGACTTTGTCCGACCATCTGTTGGATACGAGGATCTTGAGCCATGGCCATGTGAACAGCAATGTGGGCTTGGTGGTCTTGATACAAAAACGCTTTAACAGGCTTGTTATTGAGCATGTTCTGGTTCTCTGTAACAGGATCACGAGGCTTCATGTCATCATGTATCGGCACGAGCTTCTGGTAGTTCTTGATACCCAACACGTCGAGCATCTGACGATGCAAGAGAGGTAAGTCATACAACTGAGGAGCCGTCTGCGCAAGCTGGAGAGCCGCCTGATACTGGACAACTTTCTGTGCCATCGTCGCAGCGTTGGGATCACTCACTGGGATGATGTCCACTTGGTCGTAGTCAGACTGCTTAGCACGACGACCGCCTTCTACTGGCTCGTAGCTGTACTCTTCTGGAGTGTAGTCACGGATGATTACTTTCAAGAGTTTGAACTCTTGCTTCATCGAGTAGTGAATGCGAGCCTGAACAGCCGACATTGTCTTTAGCTGACGCTCGAGAATAGCCAACGTAGTGCCCACAGGTGCTTGAGCACTCATGTCCGATGTCTGCAACTCAACCGCGCCTGCAAACTTACGTCCTTCATCAATGATCTGATTTAAAAGCGCCGCCAAGACTTGTGATGGCTCCTTATATGGCAAGGGCATGATGTTGTCACGCATCGTGCCGCTAGGAACATCTACATCACGGAACTCGCCCGGGGAGATTGGGGTGTCGTCGCCTTTGGTACGTAGTCCTCGAGTTTTAAATCCCCCGGGTAGATTAGATAGAGTTCCAGCGTCCACCAACTGACGAAGAATAGAAGTACCAGATTTAGCAAAAGCACCAATAAGATGGACAAGGCCAAAATTATAAAAACCAAACCCGGGAATGTAACCGTAGTGGACGAAATGCGTACGCTTTTGGCAGAGTTCGTCGTCTGGTTCCCAGTTGCGGCGGATCGCAAGGATGTTCGTCGTACCCTTCTCAATCGTGACGATGTATGGGAGCGCAATCCCCGTCTCTTTGCCGCTGTCTTCGTCTTTATGCTCATATCCTTTGAGGTCTAGATCGACCTGTATCTCCAAGAGTTTGAAACGGTCATCTTGCGTTGCACGAAAGCCCATCTTTTCTGCGATGCGCTTCTCAACTTCGTCCATTGTTTGAGTAGGTTCACCCAAGTCAATATCACGGTAGAAACCTTCATGCTGTAGTCGCTTAAGATCGTTCTTGTTCTTACGCATGACGTGCGTGATACGTTCTGCATCAGCAAGACTTGAAGCACCGTAAGGCACAACCACATCTTCTGCTGGCGCATACATAGACACCTGACGACCAAGGGATGGATCGTAGTACACCTTCTTAAACGCGTTACCAGCAAGGCCCAAGCCCCACAGCATGCGCTCGTGTTCAGGACGATATTCTTTCATCACGTCAGTAAGCTGATGGTTCATGTCTTCTTGAACTCGCTCCGCTGCGTCTTTCTTCTCTGGAGTTTCTTTGCCAATAATCTTTGTCTTGACAGGCCCCATTGCAGGGAATGTCTCCATCATTGTCTCAGCTTGAAACTTTACAACTGCTTCTGTCAAGAGAGGGTGATACACGCCGCATGCACCGGGCCAAGGCTCTGTACGTTCTTCAATCTTCAAGCCCAAAAGCTCAAGACCATCAACGTAAGTCTGTACCCAATCTTTACGGGCGGATACATCAGACTCAAAGTCTCCAATCAACTCGCTGGCAAGTGAGGCAAGAACATCATCAGGGATGTCTTCGGCTAAGTTTTTACTAAACTCGTCATCGTCCTCTTCTGGCTCAATCTCAATTTCTACGTCCCCTGCTTTAATACGCACTGCCTCAGGGTCTTCAATCTCAATCTCGATTGGCTCTTCCATCTCTCCCAACTGATCCAGTCCTTGGGGAGCCTCATAAAGAGCTTTGTCCATATTTGTCGCCATGATGTATCCTTAGTAATGCGCGGCCCAACAAGTTGTTCCGCTTCAATAGTACGCAGCTTTTTTGCGATACTGTTTTAAAAAATTATCTTCCGGCTCGTCTGTCGGAAGTCGTAAAAACCCACCCTGCCGGAATCTTAACAGTGCAAGGGTTGTAGAGTCCACCAAGTCGTCGTTTGTGCCGGCTGGGAAGTCGTTGCACTCTTCTATTACTTCCTTAGCCCACCGGTGGTCTGGTGCGTACACGATGCCGGACGCAAAAAGGTCAGACACTGCGTTCACCCGCGCTATTTTGTCTTGTCCTTTACCCGGAGTAAACTCCCCTACTGGCACGCCCATGCGCCTAAACTCCTGATACAGAGCTGATCCGTTGGATTTCTTCTCCACCATGAACGCATCTGGCTGCCACTCCTTGTACTCCTCAAGCACCAGCTTCTTAAGCTCTGGGTACTCCATCCTTTTCTTGATGGCATTGAGCAAAATAATGGCAAAGTTCTGTGTTTCCTCGTTATAAAACACACCCCACGTCGTCAACGCGTTATAGTCGGCCCTATTGGTAGCTTCTTGCGCAGCATCAAGCGACATAATGATGAACTCGCATTCGGGAGGGTCATCCTTTTCCCAAATTTGCCACCATTCACGTTTTATCAGTGCCCCTTCCTCTGAAGTAGGCTTCTGCATGTACTGTGCGTTCCAATAACGGATGTCCAGAGCAGCTTTTTTAGCCAATAACTCCTCAACATCCCAGAATTCTGGCCAGAGCGCTTCTCCATCGTCTTTAATTGCAGGGAATTCGACCACTTCCCACGGATCTACGTCTTCATTTCGTTCAGTTTGCTGAACAATCATGCCCGTCAGGTCTAATTTAGACCAACGAGTCATCACTATGATAATAGCGCCACCTGGCATAAGACGCTGAAGAGGACCAGATTGAAACCACTCCCAAGCAGGTAGAAAAACATCAGGTCTACCCGTTTTGGCCTCTTGTTCAGAGTGTGGATCGTCAATAATGAAAAGGTCAGCACCCCTACCAGCAAGAGCGCCCCCAACACCAATAGCAAAATATTCGCCATTAAAGTTAGTCCCCCATCTTGACGCAGACTTTGAGTCAGACTGCAGCTCTACTTGTGGAAATATGCCCTTATAAGCTTCCGATCCAACGAGGTTACGCACGCGACGGCCAAAGTTAACAGCCAAATCCGCAGTGTGAGATCCCATAATAATTTTCTTCTGAGGATACTTACCCAAGAACCACGCTGGTGCAAGATAGGATATGAGCTCAGACTTACCATGCCTAGGAGCAATATTAACAATGACGCGTTTTTTCTTACCCGCAGCAATATCTTCAAAGATTTGAATAAGTTTGAGGTGGTGAGGCCCCACTTTATATCCTGGGTAGACATGATTGATGAAGTCAAGAAAGCTCTCCTTACCCATACTCTGGGTCATGCTGGCATCATACTGTTTCAATAACTCAAGAGTGCGCCTTTTCTGCTTGTCAGGCATAGCTGGCAAGGCTTGTCGCAGCTTAAAAATAGCTTCAGGCGTCAGTTTTTGCATCTTGCTTAATTACTTCGCGCGCTTCAACATCAATGACCTTACTTTCTAAGCTTTGTAAGGTCTCTAAAAGTTCTTTTTCTACCTCTTCGGCAGTCATAATTTTGTGTGTAATTTCAGAACGTTTCTTAAACGCATCTACACCGTCTACTTCACCTAATTTAGACAGTGCTGTAACCCTTACTTTGGGGTCCCGGGCGTGCTCTACTTCATGCACAAGCTTATTAACCACATAAAGTTTTAGATCAGATAACTCATCCACAATAGATACGTTCATCTGCGCGACCATACCTGCAAGAAACGCTAATGTTTCGTTGGGGTATTTAGCAAATTCTGGTCTATGTGTAGGATCTGACGCCATTTGACGAGCTAGTTCTGTAGCTTGCGCGGCGTTATCTTTGGTGGGGGATATCTGCTGACCCGTTAGG